CGCCGGTGTTAGCACCAGCAGCCCCACTATATACGTATACGTTTGCCATCAGGACACATCCACCCAGAGGTCATAGAGTGCAGGACTGCTAGGTGCTGTCGTAGCGATCGTGATCTTCGCAGCAGACAGCGCAGCCGCAGCAGCACTAGCAGCAGCATCACTGGCTTCGGTTGCAGCATTGCCTGCCTGTGTGGCTGCCACACCAGCCTGCGTAGTAGCGATACCTGCCTGCGTAGTAGCTGTGGTGGCCGATGTAGCTGCATTGGTGGCCTGCGTGGTAGCAAGCGTCACCTGAGCAGCAGCAGCCGTCACTTGTGCAGCAGCAAGGTCGACTTGATCAGCTGCGAGATCGACTTGATCTTCTGCAAGCCCTACCTGTGTGGCAGCATCAGCAGCGGATGTGGCAGCTAATCCTGCTTGCGTGGTAGCAAGTGTGACTTGTGCGGCTGCGAGTGTTACCTGTGCCGCAGCGATGCCAGCCTGTGTAGCTGCAATACCTGCCTGCGTGGTGGCAATGCCTGCTTGTGTAGTAGCCTCGGCTGCTGCTGCAATCGCTGCCGTGGTATCAACAATCAGCGCCCACTTAAGAGCAGCCAGGTCTGACGCAAACACACCAGATATGTGATTGGTCGTGCCAACATACCATGCATTGTTGATCGTCACGATATCATTCGTGCCGTAGCTGGCAGCAGTTACCCACGCGCCACGATACTCGGGCACGGAGGTGACTTGTTCCCAGTATGTTGGATTGGCTATCCGAGCAGCAGCGAATGTGCCGGATGAGGCTGACGTGTGTGCGACCATGCAGCGCCATACGGTGCTATCTGCACTGTCTGCAACACGCTCACCGATAGCGTATGTAACACTGTTCTGCCAGACACCGCGAATAGACGGGATGTTACTAGCAGCCGAGAGCACGGCATCCAACGACTTCCAGTTGTCGTGCTCATTACTGTGCCACCCTACGCTATCGTAGCGTATGATTGCAAAGCCGTATGCAGGTGTACGTGAGGAAACCGCGCCGACCATCGTGCTCTCTCAAAATGGGCACCTAATCAGCCGGGTTGATCGATACTAGGGCGTATACATGAGTATGTCAAGAGCGGACCAGTCCGCCTTTGTGATACGTGAATGATATCGCACTGATGCGCAACTGCCGTGTCGTGCTTGTATCAATGCGCAGCTTCAGCAGCTTACTGCGCAGTGGGAAGTTCCACAGAAACTGCTCACGTGTGCGTCTGCCTGCGCCGTATGGTTGATCACCGCCACCGAAGCCAGCACTGTCACCGCCAGTGAACACAATCTGACGCGCAGGCTGCAATGCACCTGTATCGCTCGTACGGTAGATGTTGTCTACGAACGCAGACACGGTGAACTGTGCGCTACCCTGTGCATCGAAGCTGATGTGCTTCATCGCCTTGAGGTCTTGTCGCATGCCGAAGTCCGACCATGGAAGTTCCCACGACATTGTAATGGGGACACCTTCGTAGTCTGACCAGTTCTCACTGTTTGTTTCTCGTGCGTCAGCAAACGTACCAGTTCCGGGCGATGTGTGCGCGACTCTACAAACGAAGACAGAGCTTGACACGCTATCTCGTACGCGATCGTTAACGCTGTAGGCAGTCGACTGTGCCCAGGTTTTGTCGTAGTCATTGAAGAAGTCTCCGTACACAGGTTCGTCAATGCTGCCGTAGCGCAGTATCTTGTCATCTGTGAAGAAGAACGTGCGCCCTTCAACGCTCTGGCATCCACCGTTCAGTTTCATGCCCTTGAAGCGTGACCAGCTGTTGATCTTCAACGCAGGCACGTAGTGATAGATGTAGCCAATGGTCTCGTCATTCACAGGCTGGATGACGACACTGGCACCACCGCCAGACTGTGCTTCGATGACAGGAACTGTGCCACCAATCTCGATGACGATTGTGTCGTCGTTCAGGATGCCGACTACAGTGCGACGTCCATTCAGCCAGGCAGCATCGACGCCGTTGAATGACACAGCACCTGTGATGTCTAGCTTGTCACCAATCTCAAGCCCATGATCACGCACGAACATGATGATCTGCTGTGTACCAACGAACGTTGCATTCACCACGAACGGGTTGAGCGCCAGAGTGCGTATGTCTGCCACGTCAAACTTAGGCACGTAGATGTGCACGCACCTGTTCTTGCTGTCGAACGTGCCGAATGCGTGCTTGCGTAGGGTATCCTTGGTCAGCCTACCGATATGTGCTGCAAACATAGGATCGACCAGCTGAGACACACGCTCAGGTACGATTGTGTTCTGCTGCTGACTCAGCTTTGCGCTAGGAACGCCACTGTAATCGAGCATGAACACATCGTTGCCCACTTCCACCACGGAACGCGGGGCGGAGGTGCCGAAATTTGGCATGATATCCGTAGGCGTAGGTTCATGCACTGGTGTAGTGCTGCCTGTAGGTGTGACATAAGTCCCAAGCCGTAGCAAAACTGTAATGGTGGGCATGATGACCATAAGCGTGTCTTTGATGACTGCTAGGCCGGTGATTGTAGGGTCCATGTTCGCAGCGATGCGCGCGATATCGACATCAACTGCGTCGCCCGGCGATGGTGCACCTGCGAATACCATTGACGTGTTCTTCGACGTGATGCGAAGTAGCGTACGTACGTCTGTAGAGCCATCGACATCCTCTGTTGCATGCACTGCGAAGTAACGGAAGGCTGACTTACACAGATCGAAGGCAGGTATCTTCACATTGCTGCTACTGTTGCCTGGATCAACGAGATAATCGATGATGACAGACTTGGTAGGATCGATGATCAAGGGCTTGTCTACACCATTGTCAACGATGGTGGTACCTGCCCAATAGTCGTATGTGATGATCTCTGTTGGACCCCACGGTAGCGGAGCACCACCTAGTGCATTGCTGATCGTGTAGTCCCACAGACGTGCAACCACCCATGTACTGCTTACACTGACGATCTCTCCGATGTCAGACACAATGAACAGGAAGCTACTGAACGAGAAACCGTCAACGATGTTGCCCCCGAGCGCGTGGTTATCACGAATGTACGCCACGCCAGCAAAAGCAGGACTACTAGCACTAGTAGCCTTAGTACTAACCACAATAGCGATCTGGTTTGCGGTGACATAGCGTACTCCATGCGTCCGGTTGAGGTCGGTGATGGGAATGCCATTGATCGGTGCTGCAATACCGCTGAGTGTGATGTGCTCATGCCCACCAACTGCGAACGGATGCGCTGTCCAGTTGATGAGCAGGATCTTGCTGTTGAGTGCAGTGGTGACTGTGGTGCCTACAGGCGTCGTACCAGACGACACAGTGCCTTGATGCAGCTTGAGTTCCATAGCGAACCCAAAGCGTGGAGCAACAGAGCCGTCAGCAAAGCGCACCGTGTTATCAAAGATAGGAGAATACCGGCTCGTAAGGTTGAGTTCGGTATCAATGACGTTCAGGCCACCACCAAAGTCACGGATAGTGGTGCGCTTCAGCTGTGCAGTAGGGACACGCTTCTTGAGTGGTGTCTTGGTGCGGTCCAGCATTACATCCACCTCGTCGGAATGGTCTCACGCGGGGTGCCTGACGACTCGAAGTTGTATTGCAGCTTCGTAAGCTGCTTCTCCCTGTCGTTGTACAGCATGCGGAACTTGTCTTCTGCCCCTGGATTGGTGCCGTCGTCGTTGATGATGTCCCAACACGTGCCAAGGATGATAGCTTGTTCGTCCATGTCGACAACATCGGTGTCATTCTGGAAGCGTGCAGGACGTGTACGGTACGTCACATACACAGGACCAGCACTTGTCAGTGGAATGATACGGAACACCTTGGTTGCATCAGGCACAGACTGAATGCATGGCAGCGTCATGTCCTTCAAGCGCACATTGTTAGGTGCACGAGGTAGTGGCGCTGGTGAGTAGTCGTTGAAGATGCTGTGCAGATCGCTGAACCGCTTGACCTTGGTAGTCAGATCACCAACGATCTGTCCTGTCACGCCGTCAAGCTGGTACTCTTCCTGAAACGTGGTGAACTGTGGGAACCAGTAGCTGTCAAACAGCATGTCGAACTTGTGCTGCAACGCTGCTACAATGCGGTCCTCTGTGTATACCTGCGTATCGACACCGCTTTCCATCGACAGCCGCGTCAACACGGAGTCAATGAAGTAACGCAGTTGCTCGGCCATGACAACGCTCCAGATACGAGTATGCGGTGTGCAGCAGGATTACTGCACACCGCATGTATGTTAGCCAGCGAAGTGACGGTTGCCGTAGAAGCCCGCCACAACATCGACATAGTAGTCGAACACGTAGCTGCGAGTACCATCAGGTGCCGAGTTGGGCGCATACGTCCCACGCGGATCACCAGTGGTAGCAGTCTGCACCGTCGAGGTGGCGATGCCTGCAACCAACGCACCGGCAGTCGGAGGAGCGCCCGACATAAGTTCGTTGAGCATTGCAGTGTTGACTGCACGATACGGAATGCCGAGCAGAGTTCCCCAACCGACATCGATCGTGGTCCCAGCAGTCAGTCCCCACGTCACCTTGCTGACAGACCAGAACGCCTTCTTGCCAGCGACAGGCACTGCACCAGCGAGGGTGAACGTCTCAAGCATAGGCTGCCCAAGATAGTCCTGGCCTTCGACAGTCACAGCACTGGTAGCAGCACCAGACGCGACAACAGTGATGTTGCGTCCGTAGCGCGCAAGCCCGACAGCAGGCGAGCCCATAGCAGCAGTGTAGTCAGCACTGAGTACACCAGTGCTACCAGCAGCAGCAATGCTCTGTGCAGCAAGGATGCCGTTCGTGTCAGCAGCAAGCGGAGCACCGAGGTCAGCACGGCAGATGCCGTCAAGTCCGACATCGGCTGCATACGCTGCTTCTGGCACGTAGTAGTTCGGACCACGAAAGGTCGGAAGTGCCAAACGGATGGTCATTGATACCTCACTGCTTGTTGCGCTTGTCGACCGTCATCATGTTGACGTCGAGAGCCATGACGGGTTCATCGAACGTGTCCGCATTCAGCATCGGGACGTACTCTGCGAGCTTGAGACTGCGCAGTTCCTCGATGCTGCTGATGTAGACACTGTGGCCCTTCATCATCTGCACCATGTACGGTGCTTCATCAGTGACGATCTTCTTCGTCATCGTGAAGCCGTTCTCGTCTTTCTTGCAGATGGTGACTTCACGCTTGCGAGGTGGTAGCTTCACAAGCCTGAATGCAGGGCGAGGCGCATTCTGCGGCTGAATGCCAGAGAGCACGATGGGCGCTTTGAACTGCGGCGCACCACCATCCTCCCCAACAAAGTCAATCGCAGACATATCAACGTCTTTACCAGACATGTGTCACCTCAGTCGTTGACCACACCGTGCGTGCGGTACTGCTTCCAGGAGACGAACTGTCCCTGCCAGATGACACGCTCACCGAAGCCGTCGATGTTCCACGGCGCGGTCAGCTTGACGTTCTTCATGTTGTTGTCCTTGAGGATGTGCATCCTCATGTACGTGTCATTGATGAAGTACGCCTTATCGACGGGGCAACTTTCGTCATAGATGATTGGCGTGCCCTGATGACTGATCCCGGTGAAGCCGAGATCGACCATGCGCTTGCCAGACTGCTTCTCGCTGAGATTGATCACAGTCTTGTCACGCGCAGCAGCACGATAGATGCGGTACTGATTGCGCCCTGCAATGATCACCTTCGGGCGCTCGTTGCCCTGCGTGAGATCGAGCAGCACGTCATCGTACGCTTCTTCGATGGTAGCCGACGACATCGTGTTGCCGAAGTCGTACGACGAAGGACGCCACTGCACCTGCGTGCCACGATTGATGTTGCCGAGCGAACCAGTCGTCGGATCATCAGGAATGAGCGCGCCAAGTCCAAGCGGATCGTTGCCGACGCCAAGACCGTACAGGTACGTGCTGAACTTCTCCTTGAAGGAGAGTTCCAGTGCTTCGAGCTTGCCAGCCAGCAGCTTGGTAGTAGCTGCTTCACCACTGTTCTCATCGATCTCCTGATTGGAGACGATGACAG